CACAGCTGTCTGGTCTGCTGTCCAGATATCGGCTGGCCTGGCTGTCACCATGCGGTAACCCAGGGCAGACTGACTGCGCGCCATCAGGTCTGACAGCTCCTCATATTGCGCGCGCTTGACAGTGTTACTGCTGCATAGCAATAGCGTCTGGTCCACCTCATAGCTGCCCTGGCTGAACCTGAAGCGCAGCGTAGGGGGGGCCAGGTAGACACAGGGTGGGTTAACGTCCTTTGGATCTTCGACAACACGCAGGCCAGCAGCTGTCAGCGCCTGGACGATGGGGGCCAGGGCGCTGATGATGATGGGCAGGGTGGTGCTGGGTGCTGACACTCAGGCCACCCCCCAGCGACTTTTGTACGGCTGCAAGGCAAACAGCACTGGGTCTAGCCAGTCCTTGCTCACCCTGAGCGCTACCCCATCAGCCGACCAGGCGCCTGTGATGCCGAACGGCGCATCTTTGCGCCGATACTGCTCCACCAGCGCAGTGATACAGGCATCGGTCACAGGGTCAGGGATGGGCGCTGCTGCTGGGTCATCAAAGGGCACCTCAGCATCCAGCTGCTGGCGCACCAGCTCCATCACTACATAGGCCAGGCGCCCCAGCCTGTCCAGGTCTGGGTCATCCACTGATAGGCGCAGGATCTTGCGCGCCTCCTCCACAATGAATGAGGGGTCACCAGTCCAGGGTGCTGGGTTGACGCTCATGCCTTCTTGCTCCTGCTAGCCCTGGCAGCCAAAGGCGCTGCGCCACCTACCCAGTCAGTGCCAGTCCAGGTGGCGCGCCCAGCAGCCCCAGCCGTGGCTGTCTGCACATACTGGCCAGATGTCCAGGGGGTCACAGGGTCTGCCACGATGCCTGACCCCTGCAGCGTCACTAGGTCAGCTGGTGGTGCGCTGCCAGCTGGGGTCCAGCTGCCTGGGATGCCAGCCGTGGCCCCAGTGGCTGGCACCACTGGGGGCGCGTAGATGCTGGGTGGGTAGGACTGGTCAAAGTAGCCCATGGCTCAGGGTGCAATCTTGACGATGGCCTCATGCAATGCCGCTGGGGTGCCGCTGGGGTCAGCCTCAGTTGTCGGGGGCCTGTAGAAGCCATAGGAGGCAGCCACAGCCACCTGGCGCCCCAGCACTGAAGGCTCAATAGCCTGCAGCATTGGGAACCTATACACAGCAGCCTCAATGCCTTCCCCGTTGCCCAGATACATTGTGGTGTCAGTGATCCCAGGAGTGATGACAGTGCGGATGCCTGCCACTCCACCCTCAAAGCTGCCCACATTCTGCTGGCCAGCTGCGTTGGTTGGGTTCAGGGCTGGGAACAGTGGGCGCCCAGCCAGGTCACTCACACCACCCATGCGCGCCCAGCCCAGTGGCCCCATGGCCAGCCAGTCAGGCAGTGACTGGGTTGCGTTGAAAACGGCTGCAGCGCCCTGATAGATGGCATTGATGACTTCAGTGCTGCTGGCATCTGCAGCCAGGGTGATGGTCTTTGTGGCCTTTGCCAGCTCAGTCACAGCGGCATGTTCCAGGCCACGGCTCAGGCGCTTATTCAGCTGGCTGATAACAATGTCCAGGCTGCCAGCAATGAATGACTCCAGCTGGATGGACACATTGAGATAGTTACCCAGGGTGGTCAGATCCACATTGTCTGCCTTCACCTCAAAATGCTTGCTGGGCAGCTCGGCCTTTTCCTTACTGCCAGCCTGGGGGCCAGCAGCAGTGTCCAGATATGGGTCAACGATGCGCGGCCTGCTCCACCCCAGTGGGTTAGTCGCTGGCTGAGGATTCAAAGCCTGGAATAGCGGCATACCACCCCAGGCCAGGTCAATGACAGGCCCCTGAATGGGGCGCACCACCAGGCCAGGCATCCCACCTGCAGTGGGGACAGTGACCTCTGCCGTGGTGCCCATATGCTCCGCAGCGCGCGTCTGCGCACGCATAACGGACTGGAAGCGCTCACGCGCCTCCCTGTCATTGCCCTGGTGGATAACGTCAAACAGCACCTCACCTGCAGTGCGGTACTTGTAACCCTCCTGTGGGATCTGCTGCGCCCCTGCATACTGCGCGATGCGCTGCGCAGTCTCAGCATTCAGCGCATAGTCAGCCGTGGTCAGGGACAGCTGCTCATCAATGGCTTTGATGCGCGCCTGAAAATTACCCAGGGACGCGCGCTCAGTCTCATTGAGGTCACGCTGGCTGTCCTCATAGGCGTTTTGCTTCACACCCTCTGCGCGATGCACCAGCGCCTGGCGCTCCTGGATCAGTTTGGTTGAGATGGCATCCATGCCAATGGCCTCCTGTAGATGATGGGGCTGGTGATTCATCTACGGGGGGCCAGTCATTCACAGGGGGTGGCAGCTATCCGCTGGGGGGGCCTGCTCCTGGGGTGCCGCTATCTGGGGGTGAATCTAGCCCTTTGCGGCGCCTGTGTCTCCTACTGCGCTTTGCGTGCGCCTCAGAATGGCGCCCATATCTGTTGCGCCAGCGGCGCCACCAGGCCCACAGGAGGGCACCCTGCCAGGGCAGATCCACCCTAGGCGCGCAGCTGGTCCAGCCTTGCCTGCTCCTGCGCTGCCTCCTCAATCCAGGCCAGCAGGTCAGCATCCTGGCGCCCCTGCGCCTCAGCCTCCAGGTCTGCCACTGTCGGCTCACCCAGATCCAGTGCAGCGCCCCTGATGCTGGCCACGCCTGCGCCCTTATAGGCGCCCTCCACCACGGCTGCCACATGATCCAGGATGGCGCTGCGCCTGGTCACCAGCGTGTCTGGGCGCTCAGTGCCAGCCCTAGGCACCAGCGAGTAAAAACCCACTGAGAAGCCAGCGTGAGATGACTGCAGGATGTCGCGCGCTTTGTCGGCTGAGGAGGCATCCAGCCTGAATGTGCCTATCAGCCCCTCAGCTGACTCCTGGAAGCTGCGCCCAAAACCCATCCTGTTACCCATGGCAGTGTCATGGTTATAGGTGAGGCTGACCCTGTTGGGGGCGCGCATGGCACGCGCAAAGGCGCCCTGTGCAAAGGCCTCTCGATATCGGATGACACCACTGGGGCGCAGCTCCTCTATCTCAGCCTCCACCCCATAGGGCACCACCACGCCAGTGACAGTGAGGCCATCACCCTCAGCCTCACGCAGCTCCAGATCCACAGGCCATGCGCGGTAATGCATCTCATTAGAGTCCTGCATTGGTGAACGCCTCCCCAGTGTCGCTGCTGGCTGCAGCCGTTGGCTTATCGAGTGGGGACAGGCGCTCACTGGCCCTGACCTCATCCACAGTCATGGCGCCCATGGTCACCATGGTCTGGTAATAGTTCGCGCGCTCAGCTGGCCCTGGCTGGATGTAGCTGTTGGGGTCCACCTCCAGCTCAGTGCCAGATGGCAAGGCCCAGCCACTGATGGCCCTAGCAATGGAGCGGATACCTGGCCTAAGTGTTGCGCGCCAGTGGTAGTCAAACAGACTCTGAACGTTGCTGTAGGTCATGGCATCTGCGCCGCTGGGCAGTGACATCAGGTAGGCAGGCACCCCCAGCAGCATGGCTATGCGCGCCTCAGTGAATGACTGAAGATCAGACAGGGCCATGTCTTTGGGTGGCACCTGCAGCACCTGTAGATCAGTCTCGCTGTCAATGATGGCTGGCGCACCCATGCGATTACGCGCGCTGTTAATCCACTGCGTTTTTAGGTCCTGAGCCTGTTTGCTGCCCAGCCGATATTTAGCCTTCAGGACAGCCCAGGGGACACCACCATTGCGCGCCAGGTCTGAGGCATAGCGCATGAAAGTCTTTGCAGCCAGCACCCTCTCACCAGCCACCTCCAGGGGGCCATGGCCATGCGCGTCACTGGGCCAGCTTCGATACCTGATGTGCAGCATGTCCTCAGTGGCCTCAGTGCCACCAATGAAATAGCGGCGCAGGCCCCCATCCATCTCCACACCCACATAGGCAGGGTCCAGCATCATAAACGTGCGCGGGTAGTTGGTGTCTGCGTAGCGACTGGTGGCCACAATGAACGCCTCACCAATGGCCTGATAGCTCCACCAGACCTGGCTGACAAACTCTCCCCAGTGGCTATACACCAGGGGCTGTGGGTTGCTGATCCAGCTGGGTGGGTCCAGCCGTTGCCTGGCCTTTGTGACGCTGGCTGGCATGTCGGCTGTGATGCGCGCATTGAGGTCTATGCAGGCAAAAACGATATCCAGGTCACTGGCCCAGCGGCCTGACATCTGGGATGTGTTGGGGGTGGCCCACTCCACTGGCCAGCCAGCCCAGGCGCTGGCCTCCAGGGGTGGGTCACTGGCTGGATACATCACATGCTGGGCGCCTACCCCTGCGTTATCCGCTGTCGGCGCAGGCCCCACTGTGCCTGGGTGAGGCGCATTGGCATTGGGGGTGACATCTGACCTAGGGGGCAGCGCCTGGGGGTCAGGCAATGAATGGGGATCAGGGCGCCCCATGGTGCGCGAATAGGGCACCAGGATGCCGCTGGGGCGCTCAACAGGGTCCATGAATGCAAAGGGTAACGCTCAGGGCACGCAAAAGCGCCCCCCAGGGTTACCTGAGGGGCGCCAGCGCCAGGTGGCTTATTGGCTGGGATACGGGGGCAGGGGCGCTGGATTCTCCACCACATCCACCAGTGACCCCAGCAGCACCACCCAAACAATGGCCAGCAGCACCAGCAGCGCAAAGGCCAGGCCCACAGCCACATCAGCCTTGCTCATTGCTGCTGGCCCATGGTGGCCACCACGCGCATCACTGCCTGTCTGAAGCGCTCAGGACAGGACACCAGCTCACCCTGTCCATCAGGGCCACCCTGGAACACCACGGCGCCCAGGATGGGCTGCTGCGCAAGGGCTGAGGCTAGGGCATTGAACGGCAGACCCTGGCCCTGGCCATCCTCATTGCAGAACAGCCACAGGGGCCAGGCCGCATTAGGCACCCTGACCAGCTCCAGGTAGCCCCCCACGGCCTCCTGGAGGAGCTGCAGGCGCTCAGCGTTATTGCTGGGCAGCTCAGCCTCAGTGACCCA